AATAATAAAACTTTAGTTAATCATAAAGAAGTATTAACTTTTATAACTGATGAAATGACAAAAAGAGGGGCTTTTAATCTTAAAATTAATATTAGTAATAATAATAAATAAACCCCTAACTAATAACCAGTTACAAGCCCCCTTTTTAGGGGGTTTTTTATTTCGGGTATTCTTGCGGATACACCCAGTTTTATTGAGGTTCTAACCCTAGTTTACATCTAAGTTTAATTAGTGGTTTATGCGTGTAAATTGAAGGGTTTTTAGGGTGCTTATTGTTCGCAATGGGGCTAGGGAATAAGCCCTAAATAAACTAGGAACCAGTTGAGGGTTTAATTTAGAGTACCTTAGAATTAATTTAGGGTACCACCCCTAATAAAACCCGCTTTAACCCTTTTTTGTATCTAGAATAAATTTAGGGGAAATAAAATATATCTTACGACATCTGTAATTATCGTAAGTTATAATCGGGGGTTTTTGGGGGTTTTTTAGGTGTCTTTTTATATGATAATTATCGTAAGTTATATAGATAGCTAAGTTATTGATATATATATATTTATTTTAATAGGGTCGCTAGGGGCATGGGGGGTGGGGTGGTAGGCTGTATACAAAGTTGCTACAATTTTATAGAATTTACCCTGTAAACTAGTAAACGCTTGACCCTGCGGGAACCCTTATAGGTCTATCTGTATACAGGGTGTAAGCCCCCGGGTAAGGGGGTAGTTCTATTATACACCTGTGTGCCATTTTGTCAAGTAAAAAATAATTTTTTTATTAGAATTAACTTGACAACTAGGAGATATCGTGTATAATATAATAAGGTAAGTACAAAACAAGCACATACTCCACCACTTTAATTAGTAAAAACAAAAGGGAGATATGGTGCATAGTGTACTATAAGTAACACCTTGGGGGATAACAAACATGGTACAACAAAGAAGTAGACAAGAATCATTGGCTGACGAAGAACAGCGTGAGAAGAATAAGAAAAATAAGAAGAATAAAGATTTTATAGATAGACTTAAAAAGTTTCTAGAAAAACCTAAAGGTCAATACGAATTTAAGGGAATGGAACCTTATAGACCACCTAGTTGGTTTAAAAGAATAAACCCGGAAACTTTACCAAAAGACTTAGAGAGACGGTATAAAGATTTAGAAAACTATCTTGCTAAGAAAAAAGGAAGAAAAATAAGTGATAAAGACATGGCTAAAGCTAAAGGCGGAACAATAAAAGTATACGCTAAAGGCGGCGGAGTTAGAAAACCTAGTTACTAAAATGAACCTACTACCTCAAAAACCTAAACAAAAAAAAGAACTAACAGAAAAACAAGAAGCATTTGTAGATGCCCTCATGGATAACGGCGGAAGTGTACCCCAAGCAATGAAAACCGCAGGATATGAGCCTACATCACGCTCTTGGTTAGTTAACTCAGTTTCTAACGAGATAGTAGAACGAACACAGAACTACCTAGCGTCTCATGGTATGAAAGCGGCTAACAACTTAATTAACGCTTTAGATGAAGACGGAACAACCCCCAAGGGCGAGCTTAGATTAAAAGCCGCAGAAAGTCTTTTGAACCGTATAGGTATAGGTTCTAGAGAAACAGTAGACCACAATGTGACAGCAATTCATGGTGTGGTCTTATTACCTAGTAAACAAGAAGAAAAAATTATAGAGGGATAATGGGAGTAATAGCAAGATTAATACTAGCAGGAGTATCAAAATCTAAAATAATAGCTAAGTATGGTAAAAAAGCCTACAATGCTGTTAAAAATGATTTAAAAAAAGTTGATAAAGAAGACTTGCAAGGTTTAGCAATGGCAGGAGCAGGAATAGCAACCATAGCCGCTATAGAAGGAAGTGGTGCTAGAAAAAAGTTAGAAAAGAAAAAAGGTGGTTCCGTTAAAACCTACGCAAAAGGTGGCGGAGTACGAAAGCCGAAGATGACAGCCGGTTATTAGTGAAACGACCACTAACAACAAAAAGCAACGAATTTAGACACTGGGTACAGGATAAATACAAGAAAGACCCTAACTTATTAAAACCAATAGATTTACACAACAAATTTATAATTTACTTAGCATGGAAACAAGCACAACCACCCAAAATACAAGAAAAACATCAACCATACCTTTCGGATATAAATTAGATGAAGACACAAAAACGCTATTACCTATCACAGAAGAGCTTGAGGCTTATACAAAAGCAAAAACTTATCTTCAGTCTTGCTCTTATAGGGAAGTTGCTAGTTGGCTCACTGCCACAACCGGTAGAAAGATATCCCCACAAGGACTTAGAAAAAAAGTATTAGGGGAAAAGAGTGACTAAAGAAATAAAATACTATATAAAAGATGCTAAAGATGCAAATATACAGCCAGATAAAACTGGTCATATGCCTAGTCGAATTTCAAGTGGAGAAAATAGAGGATTATATTTAAAAAAAGTAACACATCCAACTTTTCATAAATCAGTGCAAGCAGATTTAAAAAAAGGATACAAGTTATATAAAAAAGGTTCCCGATATTATTCTTTTAAAGATAAAGACCCTAAAATAAAACAAATGGATAAAAAAATAGTTCAAAGTTCTTCTGTATATAAAGGAAGATAATGCAAAATGATGTACCACCGCCAAAGCCAAAACGTCAATACAACTATAGTGTAGCGACAAAAGCTAGAAAAGCGGCACAAAAAAAACTACGACAAGCTAAAAAAACTGCTGAAAACAAGATAAAACAAGTAAAAGCACAAAGAGATAAGGTTAGATACATAGAATCTGGCTTAAAAAAGATAGAAGGTACACTTACAGGTAAGAATCCTGCTGTTTTAACAGAAGATGACCTAAAAGTAGCACCAAAAGCAGTAAAAAAACAGATAGAACACGAAAATGTGGTATTTAAACCTAATGAAGGGCCACAAACAGACTTTTTAGCATCTCCAGAAAGAGATGTTTTGTATGGGGGAGCCGCCGGTGGCGGTAAATCATACGCGTTACTAGCAGATTTGCTGAGATATGCTCATCTGTCAGACCATCGTGCCTTGCTAATTAGAAGAACCTTAGACGAACTAACAGAACTAATTGATAAAAGCAAGCAATTGTATCCGAAAGCATTTCCCGGAGCAGTATTCAAGGAATCCAAGTCAATGTGGATATTTCCTAGTGGAGCTACTGCATGGTTTTCGTATCTCGATAGAGATAAAGATGTAACCCGATATCAAGGTCAAGCTTTTAATTGGATAGGTATTGATGAAGTAACGCATTACCCCACCCCTTATGTTTGGGAGTACTTACGTTCTCGATTAAGAACTACAAATCAAGAAATAAAACCTTATATGAGGTGTACAGCCAATCCCGGTGGTTTAGGAGGATGGTGGGTAAAGAAAATGTACATAGACCCATCACCACCACATGAATCATTTCCGGCAGGTGATATAGAATCTGGTGAAATATATAGATGGCCAGAACAACATGAGAAAGCAGGACAACCTCTTTTTCAAAGAAAGTTTATTCCTGCTAGATTAACAGACAATCCTTACTTAATGTCTGATGGTCAGTATGAAGCTATGCTTCGTTCATTACCAGATGTAGAAAGAAAACGATTGTTAGATGGTGATTGGGAAGTTGCAGAAGGTGCGGCTTTTCCAGAGTTCTCTAGACATTTACATGTTATGGAACCAGTAGAAGTTCCTGTGGGATGGCAAAGATTTAGAGCGGCTGACTATGGTTATGCTTCTCCATCTTGTGTACTATGGGGTACAGTAGATTTTGATGGTAATATTTATATCTATCGTGAATTGTACTCGGCGGGATATACAGGTGAAGATTTAGCTAGAATGATATTAGAAATGGAAAGAAACGACCCTCCAATGTCTTTATCTATCTTAGATACAAGTTGTTGGAATAAAGTTGGTTTAGGCCCTAGTATAGCAGAAACAATGATACGCAATGGTGTTCGTTGGTTACCTGCTGATAGAGATAGAATTTCTGGTAAAGTAGAAGTTCATCGAAGATTACAGATAGACCCTAGAACAGCAGAACCTAAATTAAAAATATTTAGTACTTGTACAAATTTAATAAGAACACTGTCAAGTATACCTACATCAAAAACAAATCCAGAAGATGTAGATACAAAAGCAGACGACCATGCATATGATGCATTACGATATATGATTATGACTAGACAATCTAATCAACC